TCCTAACGGTGTTTTATTTACTGTTAAAAATACAACAACAGAAAATAAGGTTTATAAATGTGAAAGTATTTCTTATGGTGAGGATGGATTAATTGAAGTGGCTGGTAGCTATGCTCCTACTGAGCCTTCAAAATTACCAAACGGTGATACTAATCCAATAGCAGAACAACTTACCGTTATGCAATATTGGGGCTTAAATGGAGACATTACAAATTTCAATATTACTGACGATCAATGACAACAGCACAACCATTTCCAAGTATTAAACCAACTTCTAGAAGTTTTTCACCTGGGACGTATCCAAGTACCAATTTTGAATCTTTAGACGGTACAAAAACACATTTGCGTTACGGGAACAAACGAGTAAACGCAACATTGACTTTAGGTTTTTCTAATATTACTGATGGTCAAGTTGGTTTGATTTTAGATAATTATGATGATGTTATGGCTACTTATAATTTTGTAAAATTTACAGATGCTAATGGTTCGGCTGGAATAGAAGGAGTTAATTCAGGGTATTTTTTAAGGAAAGAGATCCATGATGATGCTGGTACAGGCAAGACAAGATTAGGTTTAAAATGGCGTTATTCTAGGCCTCCTTCTGTTACAAGTACCTTTAAAGGTTTGAGTAATGTAAGTTGTAGTTTTGTTGCTTGTCTCGATTCACCGTAGAATAAGCACAACGTATTGATTTTTTAGGTTGTGGCTTTTTATAGCGGAAAAGACGGGCAACTTTTGGTAGCAGGTTCTAAGGCTGCAAAAGTTCAATCTTGGTCTTATTCAAGTTCACAAGCTGTTCTTGAAACAACAAGTTTAGAAGATACTGATCGTACAATTACTCCTGGCGTTAGAAGCTATAGCGGGAGTGCAAGGTTGTTTTATTATCAAACAGCAAATAACACAACTGGAGACGTAACAACACTTTTAAGAAAAAGTATTAAGGCTGTTACAAGTACAAATGCAGGAGAAGAAGGGAAAGCTGCTGAAACAGATGGTGCTTTTGCTTTAAAACTAAATATTTACGATGATGGAACAAATAGCAGATCTATAACCTTTAACATTTATGTAACAGGTGTTTCAATGAATAGTGCTGTTGGCGAAGTTTTAAGTGCTGATATTAGTTGGGAAGCTAATGGAGCACCTTTAGAAGTAACAATGTAACTCATGGGTGTTTATTTTGGTCAGGCAGGGGAAATAGCCCTTAAAAGAGATGCACTTCAATCTGCCTTGCAGACAAAGTTAGATCCTTTTGACGTAAACACATCAACAAGACGGTTTAGTGTTGACCATAGCTCTGGTTCGTTATTAACAGGAGATGAAGTTGAAATAGAGACGGCTGATGGCTCAACTCTTGAATTAGTTAATGGTCATAATTATCCAGATATAAAAAAGTTTATTAATGTTGATCCAGTAGGAGGTATTCGTTTGTTTAATACTTTTGCTCTTGCAATAGAAGGATTACAGGCAAATGCTTTAACACTTGTTACTCCTAGTGCTGCTAAAAATATTTTGATTCGTACTAGAAATGAAAAGTTTAGACACGTTGCCAATGTAAAAAATTTTGAAATGACAACGACCAGAGAGCAAGTTGATTTAACTAATCTTGGAGATGAATTTAGAAATCAATATGAAGCTGGTTTGATTAGTGGTCAAGGCTCTATGACTTGTATTTGGGAACATCGTTACTATGATTCTGATCGATACAATGAATATGGTTCTGAGTCTGAGTTTCCGTTTTATCTTGCTCAATTGATTGTAAGAACTCAACAGGGGTCAGATTTTGATGGATTGTTCTACATTTACAAAAATCCAAACAGGGTGAAAGATAATGTTTTTTATGAAGCTAACTGCATTATTACTAATATTGCTGTAACCGTTAGTGCTGCTGAAGTTGTAGAGACAAGAATTGAATTTATTACTAATGGCGTTATTCGTTTAAAAACAGGAGACACACCTGGATTCTTGTTACAAGAAAACGCAGATAAGATCCTTCAGGAAAATGAAAGTCCCATATTGCTCGAACAGGTTTAAACTATTGCTAATGGTTTTTAGATAGTAGTCAATGGCTGATCTTCAGATAAGTGCTTTACCTGCTCTTGGTGAAGCTGGTATTCAGGCAACTGATGAACTAGCACTTGCAGATTTAAGTAGCAGTGAAACTAAAAAAGTAACTGTTAAAGACTTAGTTGCAGCAGCAGCACAGTTTTTAGATACAGGAGATATTCCAGCAGCAAAAGTAGGTTCAGGTATATCAGCAGGAAGTTTAGCGGATGGATCTGTTACTAATGTAAAACTAGCTAATGACAGTGTTTCCTTTGGTGGTGTTTCTGTTGACTTAGGAGCTGCTGATGCAACACCTGCTTTTAATCTTTCTGATGCAACAGCTTATCCAACATCTTCATTAACAGGAACAATAACAAATGCACAGTTAGCAGGTTCAATTGCAAATGCTAAATTAACAAATTCTTCTATAAGTTTAGGAGGTATATCTGTTGCTTTAGGAGCTTCAGATGCTACTCCTGCTTTTGACTTAACAGACGCTACAAGTTATAAAACTACTAATTTAGTTGGTACGATAACAAACGCACAATTAGCGGGATCTATTGATGTATCTAAGCTTGTAGGGTCTAATGTTAACTTTGGAGGAGTAACAGTAGCACTTGGAGGTTCTGATACTACACCAGCTTTTAATTTAAGTGACTCAACAAATTATCCTACTTCAGCATTAGTTGGAACAATTACTAATGCACAATTAGCAGGAAGTATTGCTAATACAAAATTAGTAGCAAATAGCATAACAGCGAATCAACTAGCAGCAAATTCCGTAACAGATTCCGAGCTTGCAGATTTATCTGTTGCTACTGGATCTGTTCAAGATGGAGCAATTACAAACGATAAGGTTCAAACATCTACTAACTCAAGTACAGGTTTAGACGGAGGAGCAAAATTAAGAGATGGAACAATTACTGCTGCCAAGCTGAATACATCAAATATTGATAGATCTCTAAACGTAGCCAGTGGAAATCTTGGTATAAATAATGCTGTTACAGGAGGGGCTGCTACACGTTCAGGAATTACATATAACGTACAAGGATTAATTACTGGAACAGTAGCTCTTGCTGCTGCTGACCTCCCTGTTGCAACGGCTAGTGCTGTCGGTGGTGTTTCTGTTGGAACGGGCTTAGCAATTACTGGTGCTGGTGCATTGTCACTTTCAAATAGTGTGACTGGTGCAACTGTCTCTGGAATTACGTTTAATAATCAGGGAATGATTACTGCTGCTACTGGATTGACAGCAGCAATGCTTCCAGTATCAACGACAAGTGCTAAAGGTGCAGTTCAGATAACATCTGGAGGAGGTTTAACAGTCGATGGTTCGGGAAATCTAACGACCTCAACAAGTGGAGTCAGTGCTGGAACTTTTCAATCAGTAACTGTTAATAATAAAGGTGTAGTCACAGCAGGTGCAGCATTAACGGCTGCTTTAATTCCTGATTTTTCTGCTGCAAAAATAACAAGTGGAAGCATAGACGCTGCAAGGATTGGAACAGATACTATTGATGGTACAAAATTAAGTAATTCCTCGACAGCAGTATTCCAATCTATTGCTCAAAATGGTTATCCAACAGCACAATTTAATGGACAAATTCTCTTTGATACTGTCTCTGAGGATGCGTTTATCTGGGATGGAAACGCTTGGCAAGCAATAACAACACTGACAAAAGGAAGTCTTGTTTTTGGTGGAACCTATAACGCAAATACAAGCCAGATGGTGGCTACAACATCTGCTGGTATTGCGGCTGGTTTAGCAGTTGGTTCTAACCTACCTACCCCAAGTTCTACTACTGACGGTGTTTATGTTGTAGTAGCAACTTCTGGAACGCCAAGTTCTCCAGCTCCAGCAATTGCATTTGCTCCACCTGATTACATTTTAGGGGTAACAAATAGTGCTGGTTCCTCATGGAATGAAGTAGATCTTTCACAGACAGTTGCAGGTCAAGTTGCAAGCAATATAACTTTCACTCCTTACGGTCAACTTTCAGCAACTAATGTTCAAGATGCGTTGCAAGAATTAGAAACAGAGAAAATGAGTTTTGCGGGTGGTACACTAACAGGTCAGTTGTTAATTGGTAACACTGGAAGCCTTGTATTTGAAGGTTCAAGTATAGATGCATTTGAAACAACTATTGGAGTAGCAAACCCAACTGCAAGTGATAAAACAATACTTTTTCCTGATGTTTCTGGAAATGTAATAACAAGTGGCGACACCAATACTGTTACATCAACAATGGTTGATGGAAGTTTAGTTAATACAAACTTGGCGGCAAATGCTTCTATTGCTCTTAGTAAATTAGCTGCTCTTACTTCTGCTCAAATTATTGTTGGTAACGGATCAAACGTCCCAACGGCAGTAGCAGTTACGGGTGATATAGGAATTAATAATGCAGGACTTACATCTA